TTTACTTGCTAAATTAATGGAAGTTTTTAGTAAGAACCAAAAAGTATTAGACGTATTTAATACAGCTATGACTGCTTTAAGTATTGCTTTTAATGACTTATTCGGATTTATAGAAAACAATATAGGAACTATTACAGGGTATTTTAAAGACTTGTTTACAAACCCTGTTGAGAAAGTAAAAGAATTAGGTAATGCTATAAAGGAAGGTTTTATAGATAGATTTGACCAAGCTTTAGAAGTCTTAGGTTTAGTAGCAAAATCTTTTGGTCAATTAATAAAGGGAGAATTTAGCGCTGCATTTGACACTATAAAAGAAGCGGGTAAAGAAACAGTAGACGTATTTACAGGGGTAGATGATAGTTATGATAAAGTTGCTGAAACTATTGTTAAATACACAACTGAAACTTTAAAACAAGCAGACGCAATTACTCAAACGGCAAAGGCAGCAGATAGAGCAGCAGTACAATTTGCTATGTTAAACGCTCAATATTTAAAAGATGCTGAGGTACAAAGACAAATAAGAGATGATGAAACTAAGACCTTTGCAGAAAGAATAGAAGCCAATAACAAGTTAAACGACATACTTGCAGAACAACAAAAACTTCAAAGAGAACAAGTACAGAAGCAAATTGATGCAGCACAAGCTCAATATGATATAAACGCAAGTGAAGAAAACTTTATAGCACTTCAAGAACAAAAAGTAGCAATGCTAGAGCTTGAAGAAACTATTACAGGGCAGTTATCAGAACAAAAGACAAATGCAGTAGCTTTAGAGAAAGAACTTTTAGAAACTCAAAACGAAGTAAGGGCAGAAGGAATGTCAGGTTTACAAAGAGAACTAGAAGAACTTAAAACTGCTTATGAGCTAAAGAAAGAAATGGCTAGAAAGTCAGGAATGGACACTACAGCTATTGAAAAACAATTTAATAAAGAAAAATCACTCCTAATACAAGAAAATGTAAATACTCAATTAGAAGCGTTCTCAGGACTTGCAGGAGCTTTAAGTTCTTTAGCAGGTGAGAATAAAGCGTTAGCAATAGCTTCAGCTGTTATAGATACTTATGTAGGTGCAAATAAAGCCTTTGCTCAAGGAGGTTTAGCAGGTTTTGCAACAGGAGCAGCCGTAATTGCAGCAGGTTTAAATAATGTAAGAACAATTATGCAAACAGATGTTCCAACTTCAGGAGGAGGAGGAGGAGGAGGTGCGCCACCACCTGCACAACCCGCACCTCAAATGATGTCAGGAGCTTTTGAATTAACAGGAGGAGTAGAACCTGAACCGACTAGAGCATACGTAGTTACTGATGAAATGACTAACAGTCAAAACCAATTAGCCAATATTAGAAGAAGGGCTACAATCTAAAATCAAATATATTAACTATATATCTATTATATACAAAAGAGAATACTATGCCTTGCACAAAATGTAAAAACGGAAAAACGAAATGGGGTAAGACAGGAGAATGTAAATACGACTCCAAAGAAGCCTGTGAAAAAGCTAATCCAAAAAACTATAATAAAATGAGACCAACACCATTAGGAAAGACTTACGAGCAATACGAAAAAGAATTAAAGGAATTTAACTTGAGTAAAGTTGAAAAAGTTGAGTTGGCTAATATCAAGGAGTTAGACAAATTTGTAAAAGCTTTAGGTACAGCAGTAAAACAAATTAAAAGTAATAAAAGTAAATTAGGTAAATCTTTAAGAGATATACAAGAACAAAGAAAAGAAGTAGAAAAGCAATACAATACTGCTGTAGAAAACAAAAAAGCAGTTGATTTAGCAGTTAAAAATTCAGAAATACTTTCTAAGCAAATAGTAAAACAAGCAAAAGAATTAGGAGTTAATCCTAGTGAAATACCTAATGTTAGAGAGCTTGTAGATTTAATAGAACAAGCTGAGGGTGCGCAAGAAACTATTGATATGTTTATGAATACTGCAAAAGGAATTATTAATGTATCAGCTTTAAAATAAAATTATGACACCAACTAAAATAGTAGAATTAGTAATAGCAGATGATAGTCAAGAACTAGCTATTGACGCTATCAGTTTAGTAACATCACCTGCAATAGAACAAGACTTTGTTTACTTTGGAAAAGAAAAGAACAACTTAACATTTGCTAAAGTAGATGAGGAGAAAAGAATGTTGGTTAGTCCTGCACTTATTCCTAATAAGCAAATATTCAGGCACGATCCTAATACAGATTCTGACTACTATGTTTACTTTAGTCCTGATACAGTAAGAAAGGCTTCTGAATTGTATTTAAAACATAACAACCACCACAAAGCAACATACCAACATCAAGACAGAGTTTCAGGTATTCTTACAGTTGAAAGTTGGATAATAGAAGATACTAAGTTAGACAAGTCTACTCTTTACGGATATTCACTTCCTGTGGGAACTTGGATGGTTAAGCTATCTATTTCAAATGATGAAATTTGGTCTAAGATAAAAGCAGGAGAATTAAAAGGTCTTTCAATAGAAGGCTACTTTACTAATAAATTTGAACAAATGAACAAGAAACAACCAACAACAGAACAAATACTAAGTGCTTTTAACGAATTAGTAAGAGAAGGTAAAATTACTACAATGAGCAAAGCTAATAGAATTGAATTAGGACTAACTGATGATGTAGAAAAACTTATACAACAGGCTAAAGATTTAATCCCTGATTTAACTAGAGATGTAGACGCTATTAAAACATCTGAAAAGAATATAACACAAGCAGAAAAATTAATAGGTAAAAGAGAGTCTGTAGTAGAAAAAGCATTTAAGAAAGAGAGAGAACTTGGAAGGGCTTTTGAGTCTGCTCAAGATAACTTAGGTACAGCAGAAAGAGAATTAAAAGAAACTCAAGGAACTTTAGAAAGTAATAAAAAAAGTGTAGACTTTTACAATAAAAGATTAGATAAAACAAAAGGGAAAGCTTTAAAATTAAGAGCTAATTTAGAAAAGAAAACGGATAAATTAGAAAAAGCTGCAAAAGACTTAGATGTTAAAATACCTGCAACTAAAGAAGCTGCTAAAATCTTAAAGAAATTAATATCATTATTGTAAAAATCAAACAAATAAATAATTATTCTATTATATAACAGAACTTAAAAAATAAACTATGGATTTAAAGACGCAAATATTAGTAGCACTTGGACTTGACAAAGAAGAAACAATCTCTTTAGAGTGGCAAGCAAAGTCAGAAGATGGAACTATTTTCGTTTCAACTGCTGAAGAATTAGAAGCAGGTGTAGACATCTCAGTATTAACTGAAGATGGAACTACAATTTTACTACCAATAGGAACATACAAGACTGACACAGGGGTTACTTTTAGAGTAGAAGAAGAAGGTATTGTTGCTGAAGTTATGGAAACTGAAACTGAAGAAGTAGTTGAAGAAGAAGTTGAAGCTACAGAAGAATTAGCTGAAGAAGATAAAAAAGACTATGAAGAAGAAGCAGATGTAGCTGATTGGAAAGGTATGGAGAAAAGAATACAAAACCTAGAAGATGCAGTAGCAAGTCTTAAAGAAGAAAAAGTAGGAGGTGATGACGAGGTTGAAGAAATGTCTGAGGAAACTGAAGAAAGAGGAACAACTCCTAAGTCTATAAAAACTACAGAAGTAGTTGAGTTTTCAGCAGAAGATGAATTAGCTAAGTTAAAAGAAGAAAACGAAAAACTAAAGACTGAGTTAGCAGCACAACCTGCATCAGCTCCTTTAGATGTAAACAAGTTCAGTTCTGACAGAAAGCCTGTTTCAAGAGCAGAATACAACAAAATGACAAGAAGAGAAAAATTCTTACACGATTTAAATAAATAATATAATAACTTAAAAACAAAAAAAAATGGCGTTTACTACAACATCAAACTTTGCAGGAAAAGCAGCAGGATTTTACATCTCAGCAGCTTTAAAAGCATCAAACTCGTTAGACTACTTAACAATGATAGAGAATATCAAATTTAAGTCTAATATCCAAGCTATGAATAATACTGTTAGTTCAGTTGCAGATGCTACTTGCGACTTTACAAGTGCAGGTACTCTAGCGCTCACAGAAAAGGTGCTTGAGCCTAAGAACCTACAAGTTAATCTTGAATTATGCAAGAAAACTTTACTTGACTCTTGGGAAGCATTACAAATGAGAGCAGGAGCAGGAGCCCCACCACCTGCATCTTTTGATGACTATGTTATCTCTTATATGGGAGAAATTATAGCAGAAGCAACAGAAAATTCAATTTGGAGTGGAACTGCTGTAGCAGGGAAATTTAACGGTTTCTTAGGAGCAGCTACAGGGCTTTTATTACCGGGAGTTGATGCAACAGTTGTTCAAGATGCAGCAGCAGGAGCTTATACAGCAGCTACAATCATTGGAGAATTACAAGGAGCAGTTGCTTCAATACCTAGTGCAGTTTTAGGAAAAGAAGACTTACATATTTATATGAGTCAAAGAACTTACCAATACTACATTTCAGCAGTATCTACTTTAGGATATGTTAATGCTTACAATATGAATGGAGACTATGTACCAATGTTTGAAGGCTACAAAATCGCCGTATGTAATGGAATGAACGAAAATGAATTAGTGATAGCACAAAAATCTAATTTATTTTTTGGGACTGACCTCTTAAGTGATAAAACGCGTATAGATTTAATCGATATGTCTTTTACAGGTTCAGATAATATGAGATTAGTTGCTCGTTACTCAGCAGGTGTTCAAACAGGAACAGGAGCTGACATCGTAAGACAATCATAATAAATAAATTTACGGAAGTGGGTGCTTAGGCACTCACTCCCTTAACCTAAAAAAACAAATATCATGGCTTGTACAGCACTAACAAAAGGTAGGGGACTCGACTGTAACAGAATTTCAGGCGGGATAAAGAATATTTATTTCGGAGTTTACGACCAATTCACAGCACCACTTACAACAGCAGGAATAGTTCAAGCAAATGGAGAAATTTCAGACATTGAAATGGCTACATCAACAGGGCTATACAGATATACTACTCCACTTGGCGTAGCTAGTCTTTCAGAAACAATTACAGGAAGTAAAGAAAACGGAACAATTTTCTACACACCTACTGTAACTGTAATTCTTAACAGACTTACAAAAGAAGACCAAAATCAAATAAAACTTTTAGGTCAAACTAAATTAGTTATATTTGCAGAATTAAACGCAACTTTAGCAAACGGACATAACGTAATAGTAGGACTAGGAGTAACTAACGGAATGGAACTTAACGCAGGTACTATGGATAGTGGTGCTGCATTCGGAGACAGAAACGGTTACACTCTTACATTTGACGGAATGGAACCAATCCCTTTCCCAATGGTAGCAGATTACACAACTAATCCTTTTGACAATTCAGCGTTTACTAATGTTTCAATCACTACATCTTAATTAGTTTTCTTATATATTCTTGATTAGGGAGAGCTTCGGTTCTCCTTTTTCTTTTTAAAGCAAATAAATTCATAGTATTTCTATTATATACTAGACAAACTAACTATGATACAAGCAACAACAGAAAGTAACTTTATTATATTTGTACAAACTGAGGACAATCGTATCAATACGTTGGTAGCTTCTACTCAGATAAGACACTTAGTTAAATTTACAAACGACTTAGATAAGTCTGTTCAATATGCTTATGGTGCTACTGAAACGATTAAAGATAGGATTACTACTATTAGAATTAATTATGCTGCTGTGCCTGATATTTACACAGGAAAAACTAAGCTATTTCCTGCAGGATATTGGAAGTACGAAATTTACGAGGTTAGTTGGAATGGAACAGTAACTATTTCTTCAGGCAATGCACCTGCAACTGAAGATGATGTTTTAAGTCCTGCTGCTGATAATAAAGGAGTAGTGAATGGGTTAGTTACTAAGGGAAAGATGTACCTAGCTGAAAAAGACGGAACGCAGCAAGTTCAATACACACAAAGAGAAGCACCAACAGAAACAAACTATATATATTACGGACAATAAAATAAAAAAAAATGGCAATAGAAAACGTACAACAATTATTAACTGAGCAACTAGGAAAGCATAGATGTGATGTTATTACAACTACAGCAATGTCAGGTAAGGACTATTATGCAATTCACTTTGTTACTGAAAGTGTAATAGCTTCAATAGCTGCATCTAATATTCAAACAGGAACAGGTTCAGCAGCAGCAAGTCTACATACGACTATACCTGCGGGAACGACTTTATTTCTTCAATGCACAGCTATCACTTTGACTAGTGGTTTAGCTATTTGTTACTACGATCAAGTTATATAATGTTAGCACTTAAACAAGCATTAAGTTTAGTAAGCACTAATACGTTAGGAGGTTGGCAGCCTTCTGATGAAACAGGTTTAGAAGCGTGGTACAAATTCAATACAGGAATCACGTTAAATGGTTCTGATGTTTCGGCTTGGGCTGATAGTTCTGAAAATAGTTTTAATATGGTTCAGGCTACAGCTAGTGAACAACCTGCTTATAACTCAGGAAATATAGAGTTTACACCTGCTGACACTCACAATTTAGGTTCGGCTAGTGACATCACTTTAAGTGGTGTTTTTACTATTGGAATAAAGTTAAACATAGCAGCAACAGGTGGAATTATTATCGGTGATAATACAACAGCAGGTGAATTTTTCAAAATATTTTCTACTACTGTATTAAGAATGAAGATTGATAATGTAATAGCAAGTTTAACCTTAGACAGTGAGGTTTGGGGTGATGGATATTTGATTGTAACAAGAAACGCAAGTAATGTATTAACTCTTTTTTGGAATGGGGCAGAACAAACTACAGCGACACCTACACTTTCAGGAACTGCTAACATTGACACAATAGGAGTAAGACTTTCAGACCTTAATCCTTATGACGGAACAATTAGCGAAATACAAATATTTGACACAGAAAGCACAGCACTTACAGCTAATGTAAACACTTATTTATCAAACATATAAAATGGAAAACATAATTAGTATAAACTTAGAAACTCAAACTGCTCCAATAGTACAAGAAGTAAGAGGTCGCGACTACATAGAATACGGAACGGAAGATTGGAAAAACCTCTATCCTCAGTTTCTTATTGACCTTTATTACAACAGTTCAACACACGCTGCAATTATTAATGCTACAGCTGAAATGATAGCAGGAGAAGACTTAATAGCTGAAGAAGAAGATACTAATTTAGAGTCTTATGTTAAGCTTAAGAAGTTTTTAAGACACGCTAATTCTAATGAAAGTTTACACCAAGTAATAAAGAAAGTTGCTTTTGATTTTAAGCTTCAGGGAGCTTACGCTATACACTTAGTTTGGAATAGAGAAAGAACAGAAATAGCAGAGCTTTATCACGTACCTGTAGAGCGTGTAAGAGCAGGAAGACCTAATGAAATGGGTAAGGTTGATACTTACTTTATAAGTGCTGATTGGGCAAACACTAGAACAAATAAACCATACCCTGTAGCAGCTTTTAATGTGAATGATAGAACTTCAGGAAGTCAGTTACTTTATACAGGTGCTTACAGTCCTAATATGGATGTATATCATACACCTGATTATTTAGCGGCTAACAATTGGGCTTTAGTAGATCAAAAAGTTGCTGAGTTCCACTTAAACAATATAGAAAATGGATTTTCAGGCTCGTATTTTGTGAGTTTCGCAAATGGAATTCCAACATCTGAGGAAAGAAGACAAATAGAACAAAGTTTAGTAGAGAAATTTACAGGAGCTTCTAACTCAGGGAAGTTTATTTTAACATTCTCAGATGATAAGACTAGAACACCTGAAATAACTCCTATAAGCGTTTCTGACGCAGACAAGCAATATTTAGCACTACAAGAGCTATTGGTTCAAAACATTCTAACAGGTCATAGAGTAACAAGTCCTATGCTTATGGGTATTAAATCTGATACGGGATTAGGTTCTAATGTAGATGAACTTAATGCAGCAGGAAATTTCTATCTTAATACAGTTGTAAAGCCGTTTCAATTACATATCTTAAATACTTTACAGACTATATTCTCAGTAAACAATATGGACTTGCCTGTTAAGTTCGTTCAATTAAAACCTATTACAGTAGAGTTTACTTCAGAGGACTTAAAAGGAGTTATGACGGACGACGAAATCAGAGAAGAAGTTGGATTAAAACCTTTAGCAGATGTCGAAGTTAGAGAAGACTTTAAAGAAGAATTTGCTAAAGTTGGAATGATAGATGGAAAGCCTGTATTTGATACAATAGAAGAAGCTGAAGCACACGCTAAGTCAATTGGTTGCGAAGGGTATCACGAACACGAACTAGAAGGACAAACAGTCTATATGGCTTGCAAAGACCATTCATCAGCTACAGAACTATCTAAGTTTATTGAAGAGTTTGGAGAAGATATACCTGATAGCTATGAGTTAATAGAAGAAGAAAAGGTAGAAGATGAACATTTAGACTTTGACTTTGAAGAAGTGTTAAATGAGATAATGGACGAGAAGGTTCAACTAGCTTCAACAGGTAGAGCAATTCCAAGCCGTAAGTCAGAGCAGGATGGACTATCTAAAAAGTCTTTTGATTATTTTAGAGTAAGATATATTTATGCTAATGATAATTTCTTAGAAAATAAAACAGGTCAAACTCGTAATTTTTGCAAACAAATGATGGGTGCCAAAAAATTGTATAGAAAAGAAGATATACAAGCTATGTCTGATAAAGTTGTGAATGACTACTACTACTCTAAAAATCAAAAACGAAACATTGGATGGGGGCCTAAAGGTGCTTTAAAATATGATGTGTTTAAGTACAAAGGCGGCGGCAACTGTTCTCATTTTTGGTTAAGACAAATATTTAAAACTACAATAGGAGAGTCAAGAACAACAAAAATAGAAGATGCTGATATGATTGGCTACACAAAAGCTAAGTCAGAAGGATTTACTGCTAAGAAGAACGACAAGCTAGTAGCAAAACCACCAAAAAGAATGAAGAATAAAGGATTTTTAAAACCAAGATAATTATGGCATACGTATTATTTATATCAGAACAGAAGCTTAAAGACAGCACAGCAATAAACTTAAATTTAAGTACAGACTTATTATTGCCTTATGTATTACAGGCACAAAAACTGTATGTTGAACCTAAACTAGGAACTACACTTTACGAAAAATTAGAAAGTTTAATTACAGCAGGAACAATCGGAAATGTAGGTAATGAAGCATACAAGACTTTAGTTGATGACTATATTGGTGATATGCTTCCTAATTGGGCTTTTTATCACGCTATACCTTTTTTAAGATTTAAGATAGAGAACGGAAATATTTACAGCAAAACAAGTGAAACGGGAAATAGTCTTAGTACGGAAGAAGCTCAACACCTTAGAGAAGAAATTAGGAACACATCTGAGTATTACACGGAACGTCTAATTGAATATGTAACTAATAACACAACTAGCTTTCCTGAATATAATCAGAATAGTGGGGCTGATATTTCAGCAGACCAAAATGCGTATTACAACGGGATGAACCTAGAAACACCAATGAGACAGGGAACTAAACTTACATTAAGAAACTTTTTAAATGCTTCTGATTACTAATGAAGAAACACTATAAACCAAAAACTATAAATGTTACTAAGTTAAAGACTTACTTAGATAAAAAAACAAAACAAAATGACCGAAGTAAAAGATACTCTACAAGTAGGCTTAGCTAATTTTTCAGCTATTGGGTTTACTCTAGCAAGTGCAAATGAAATACTAAGTTTTGTTGCACTAATACTTTCAATAGCATATACTATATATAAATTCATTAAATTTGAAAAATCTAAATAGATGGCTCGTAAAGTTATTACAAGCGCTTTTAAGAGCGTTAAAAAGAAGCGAAAGGGAGTACACTCAAAAAACGCAAGTAAAGGACAGAACGGATTTAAAAAAGCCTACAGAGGTCAAGGGCGTTAATCTTTTAATCATTAGAGATACATTTACAAAAGAAAGCACTATTGGTCGTTTGTATATCAATGGTGAAAGTTTTTGTGATACCTTAGAAAATCCCTATATCAATAACGAGAGAAACATAAGCTGTATTCCTGAAGGTTCTTATAAAGTAAGACTAAGACTTCCAAGAGAAAGCGCAACAAGAGATTACTTACATTTATTAGTTAAGGACGTGCCAAATAGAAGTTATATCTTATTTCATATAGGTAATACAGCTAAAGATACAAGCGGTTGTATTCTAGTAGGAAATGGTCGTAAACAAGACATTGTTGAAAACTCTCAATTAGCTATGGACTTACTAATCAAAGAAATAGTAAATTTGGGCGGTGAAAATATTAATTTAATAATCAAAAATAAATAGTTATGAAAAAGTTTTTAGAGAAGTACTTGATCGGTCAAATGGTAAAGAGTAAGAAGTTTTGGTATGCAGTAAGTTCAGTAGTAGTTCCTGCTTTAGTTTCTTATTTAGGAGTTGATGAAACAACTGCAAAAGATTTGTACTATGCAATTCTTACTTTAATTGTTGGTCAGGGAATAGCAGACGTTGCTAAAAAGTAATAGATACAGATTAAAGCCACACGAAATAGTGGCACTAGAAAAAATGCGAGAAGCCGAGACTAGAAATGTTCTAGTTATTGGCGACTTGCACGAACCGTTCTGTTTAGATGGCTACTTAGACTTTTGTATAGAACAATACTATGCTTATAATTGCACAGAGGTTGTGTTTATAGGTGATGTAATAGACAATCACTACTCTAGCTATCACGAAGCTTCAGCTGATGGAATGGGTGGCTTAGATGAGCTTGAATTGGCTATTAAGAAAATAGGAAGATGGCGAGACGCTTTTCCTATGGCTACAGTTATAATAGGAAACCACGATAGAATTATAATGCGTAAAGCTCAGACATCCTCAATACCTTCTAAATGGATTAAGTCTTTCAAAGAAGTATTAGAAACTCCTGATTGGAACTTTGTAGAACGATACGAAACAGATGGAGTACAATATATACACGGAGAAGGAGGTACGGCTCGTACTAAGTGTAGGGCTGATATGATGAACACCGTGCAAGGACATTTACATACCCAATGCTATACAGAACACTACGTCGGAAAAAAGTTCAGAGTATATGGAACTCAGGTCGGTTGTGGAATAGATCACAAGTCGTATGCTATGGCTTACGCCAAATATGGTAAACGTCCTGCTGTTGGCTGTGCAGTAGTTCTCAATAACGGTCAAACTCCTATCAACCTTTTAATGCCTTTGTAATGCAATTAAAAGACTCAACTAAGCTAAGTTTATTTTATTTTGCACTTATTTTAATAGTTTTATATTTCTCTATTTAGGTTTTTAACGTCTTTTTTAACCTCTTTTATAACTAATTTCAATCTTTTTTTAATTTATTTTAGTATCATTTACTAGATAAGGAATAACTTTTTTTAATATTTTTAGTTAAAAAGTTTGTTAAAAGTTTGGTTAGTAAGTTTTTTATTGTATCTTTGTGCTATCAAAAAAGGGGTAAAGAATACTAAGAGAGATAACCTAACCTACTTGGAAATCAAACTTAAAGAAACCAACTCCCCTTTTTTTTTTAAAACAAAATTAAATTAATTAAATAATCAAGAAATGGAAAACTTTAAAACAGTAAACAAAAACACAAACGCAACTTATTTTTTAAATGAAGAAGAATTAATAAACTTTTTTAAAAAAAATAGGGTTCAAAATTACAGTATTACAAACTTAACAAAGCAAAAGAGAATAAGAATAAACAAGATTTTAGATGTTGTTGCACACTTAGCAATAATAGGAGCTTCAATATTAGCTACTTTAATTTACATTCAAAACTATTAAGATGACAATACAAGACGCAGAATACTTAGAACACTCTACTTATGTAGATTACAGCGAGCCTAAAATATCTTTTATAACAGGTAAGCCAATTGATGACACTAAAGTAATAGCTGAACATTGGCTGTTAAAACCTCAATACATTCCTGCTATGGTAACAAGATCAGGTGGGAATGACTTAGTAAACAATAGTCGTTCAGTAGTTGTTGTAGGAACTGCTTTACAATGCTACAGGAAGTTTTGTGAAATGCTCAAGACTAAAGGTTGGCAACAGAAAGACTGTTGGGATATAGAGCTAAAGTCAATATATAAAACACACTATAAGAATAATGGCAATTTGCCTGTAATAATAAATTTAAAATAATGGAAGAAACACACAAAAGACTGCACGAAATAAATACTTTTCAATGTGTAGATAACGAACTATACCTAAGAGGTAAGGATGAAATGGGAGCAGACTTTACAATATGCTTTGACGCTTTTAACTTCTTAGAGTGGATAGACAAAGAACAACTAGAATACATTAAAGAACAAACAATTAAATACATACAAAAGAAATGAAAACAACAGTAAGTGAGTACGAATTTAACAGGTGGTTTAAAGAAAACAGACCAAACAATTTTAGCTATGCAGGTAGACAAGTTTTATTTGAGTGGTTAGAAGAATACGAAGCAGATACAGGAGAACAAATAGAGTTTGACCCTGTTGCTTTATGCTGCGAATATACAGAGTATGAGGACTTAGATGAATTTAAAGCGAACTATACTTGTGAGGAATACCAAGACATTGAGGATTGGGAAGGCATTAATGACTATACAATTACAATTCCTGTAGGAGAAAAAAGTTTTATAATACAGAATTTTTAAATTAAATTTATTATTTTTAACGAAATTATTAACAGGCAAAAATCCTAGCCAATTAACATAGGTAGAATATATGAAAACAGAAGAAAAGCAGGATTATTTAATAGCTATACAAAGCGAATTAAAAGCTCCTAAGAACCAATTTAACAGTTTTGGTAAGTATAAGTATAGAAGTGCTGAAGACATCTTAGAAGCTGTTAAACCATTACTAAAGAAGTACAATTGCTATTTAACTATTACAGAAACTACAAAGGAGATTGCAGGGTATTTAGTTTTAAACTCTAAAGTATCAATTTCAGATGGAGAAACTAATATATCAGTAGAAGCTCAAGCAGGCATTAATCCTGAACGCAAAGGAATGGATATAGCTCAGAGTTTTGGTTCAAGTAGTTCTTACGCTAAGAAGTATGCTTTAGGTAATTTATTTTTATTAGATGACACTAAAGACGCTGATAGTAATAAAGTAAATGAACCAATTGCTAAAGTTAAACTTAAAATGACTACAGATATTTACAATTCAATGTTAGAAGCAATCAATATAGGGAAAGGTAATATAGTCTATGAAAAGATGAATAACTACAAAATGACAAATAAGCAATCAGAAAAACTTTCTGAAATGATAACAAATACACGAATTAAACAATAATTAATAAAGACCTGCACAAACAGGCACAATAAAAATGGAAGTAACAGGAAAACTAGTAAAGAAACTTGAATTAGAAACAGGAGTATCTAAAGCAGGTAAAGAATGGAAGAAGCAATCTATCTTAATTGACACAGGTGGAGAGTTTAATAATGAAATATGTGTTAGTGCCTTTGGAGATAAATTAGAGCAAATGCATAAGCTAGAAGTAGGTATGGAGGTATCAGTTCTTTGTAATGTTTATTCAAGAGAATACAACGGAAGATATTTTCACAATATAGATGGCTACTTTTTCACTAACCAAAGCAACAAAAAATCAGGTAATTTATTAGACAATAAAGATACTATGATGAATGGTGATGGAGATATGCCTTTCTAAGATGAATACAGAAGATAACTTTAAAAACCTTTGCGACCTTACTACAAATTTAGTAGGGTTGCCTAAAGGCTCTCTAGCTTTGAAAAGCAGAAAGACGGAATATCAAGTGCCTAGAATGGTAGCTGCTATGGTTGCAAGACTAGAAGATGAAACTCACAGAGAAGTAATTGCTAAAGTCTTAGATAGAAACAGAACAAGCGTGAACCATTATGAAAGATGTCACTCAGCTAACTATACTTCTTTTCCTTTATATCGTAATACATTTAACAAAGTGTACAATGCTTATGCTGAAATTAAAGACGCTAAATTGACTTTCATAGACTTGTATAACTTACAGGAACATTTGAGGAAAAACGGAATACACGATAGCTCAAAACATCAGACAACTATCCGTATTGTTTCAGGTCAATTTGGAAAAGATGTTAAAGTTTCTTACAAAGACTTTTACAATCAGTTAGAATTATGTAAGTTAGCCCTCCAAAATTATCAACACGAAATTGAAGTAATATGAAACATTTATTAAGTAGTTCAGCTTTTTTAATAGTGAACAAGCAATTAGCGAAGCAGGTAGGATTGAAGGGTGCAGTCCTACTTGCTGATCTAATTAGCAAAGAAGAATACTTTATAGCTAACGGAATGACTGATGGTTGGTTTTTTAATACAGCTAAGAACATAGAGGATGATACTTGTTTAACTTCACACCAACAAAGAAAAGCAATTAAAAGACTAAAAGACTTAGGTATTATAGAAACTAAAGTAGTTGGTATTCCTGCAAAGCAGCACTTTAAAATAATGGAAGCCAAGTTGTTAAGTTATTTTAATACTAGTAGTGAAGAAACTGCAAAACTAGTTGTTAAAAAAACGCAAACTAGTTGTAAAGAAAGTGAACAACTAGCAGTTAAAAAAACGCAAACTATTAATAAGAATAAGAATAATAATAAAAATAATATATCTAATAGGCGTAATGATTTTGTATTTGAGGTTTTGTCTTTTGATTATGACGAAAGTATTTTAAACGGGTTTATAGATTATTGGACAGAACCTAATAAGTCTAATACAAAAATGAAATATGAATTAAATAAAACTTGGAGTACAAAGCTCAGACTAAAGAATTGGGCAGCCAATCAAAAGAAATGGGATAAACCAACTAATAACACTTTATCACATAGACATCAAAAAGGACAAGATTATGGTGATGGAACATTTTAAAAAGAATATGAGAACAATAGAAGATACATTTAAACAAGCTGACTTTCTTAAACCTAAAGTTTACAACAGGTATAAGCTAGGAACTAAAGAAGAATTAAAAGAAATGTTTATTAAGGCTTTTAAGTATTATGACAGAACAATTGATAAGTATGAACATCTTCCTTCTTATGATGAAATTATTGATTGGCTAATAGACACAAGAGGTAGAGGTTTGATGCTTATGGGAGAATGTGGTTTAGGTAAATCAACTATTTTAAATTATGTAATACCTGCTATATTCAGAACCAAAACAAATAAAGTTCTTAGAAGCGTTCCTGCTAAAGAATTAGCAGCAGTAGAAAGAAATGTTGCGCCGTTTATTATAATTGATGACTTAGGAACTGAAAGCATTAAGAATGATTACGGCACAAAGATAGACGCTGTTGCTGACGCTATTTCTTATGCTGAAGATAGTTCTAAGACTTTACTAATAACAACTAACCTATCACCAAATTCACTGAAAGAAAGATATGATGAACGAACTTTAGATAGATTAAGAAAGTGTAAGGTAGTAATTATTAAGGGTAAAAGCTTTAGAAAATGATAGGTTGGGTATTAATAACAGCCATTGTAATGTGGCTAATAAGAAAATTAAGATGAAGATATTAACAATCGTATGGGGAATAATAATTCTACTTTGTATTTTAGAAGCAATATTTTGTACTAAGTTTGAAAATGAAATTTGAACGAAAAGCACATAGAGAAAGACAGAACAAAGCTTTAAAACAGTTTTGCAATCACTTTGATTTGACTTACGGTTCACATCAGGAATATGCTCACATTGACGCAGTTCTTTATAACAAAGGAAAGATAACAGGCTTTGCAGAAGTAAAAGGAGTTCACAAAAATATAGAGGACGGTCAAGACGTTATAGTAGCTATGCGTAAAATAGTAAGAGCTCAACAACTTCAAGTTAATAGCGGTAAACCTGTTGCAATTATATGGGCTTTTAACAATGCAATAGTATATGAAAGAATAAATAATTTAAAAGGGATCTTTTATTATGGTGGTAGAGCAGTCAGGGAAGGAAGCACCTTTGACCAAGAACAACTCGTTAAAGTATTAATTAAAAACCTAATAAGAATTGAAGAAGACAGTCAGTAAATTAAAAAAGGAACTTGACAAGTGGTTTAGTATTTATATAAGGCTTAGAGAAGCTAACGAATACGGATTGTGTCAATGCTTCACTTGTGGTAAGGTAGGTCATTATAAAAAAGATGGTATGCAAAACGGACACTTTCAAAGTAGGAAACATTTGTCTACTCGCTTTGATGAGGAGAATTGTCAGGTACAATGTGTTAAATGTAATGTCTATGCTTGGGGTGAACAGTACAAGTTCAGTCTTGCTTTAGACGGCAAGTATGGAGAAGGCAAAGCTGAAGAGTTACAATACTTAGCTAGAACAACTTTGAAGATAAGTCGTGTTGAATATGAAGAAAAGATAAGTTATTACAAATCACTTGTTGATAAGTTAAAAAAAGAAAAAGGAATTGAGTAAACTTTTTTTTATCTTTGACGTATGATAAATCCGATTTATGCAAGTGAAGAACACAAGCAAATAATAGAAACCTATTTAATGATGTGCAGAGAGTTCTCAAAAGAAGTAAGCACAAAAGCAAAATACAATAACTACTTAGATGTAGTAGACATAATACTTGAATACCATAACAACTATGGCAAAGGAGTTAGAGAAAATAATTGGTACGATTGGTTAATGATAATACCTATAAACTTATCAGTAGCAACAAATGGGTTCTTTGCAGGGCTTGAAACAAAAAGTAACTCAGCTACACTTAGAGCTTATAAAACTGTACTTGACGAAATGGTTCACGATGTAACAGATAAGATTGACGCTTTAAAACAAATCAATGACTGAGATATATGCAGAAATATCTAAACTAAGTTCTAAGTTTAGAGAAATGTGTTACGGACTTACGCAAGATGAAGAAGCTATCAATGACAGTGTTCAGGAGCTTATGCTTTACTACTTACAGATGAACCCTGAAACTCTTAAAGGTATTTGGGAGAAAGACGGACAAGAAGGATTAATTAGATACGGAGCTGTAGTATTGAGAAGGAGCTTAACAAGTGCAAGAAGTCCATTCTATTATAAGTATAATAAATATTACACTCATATAAATAATTATTACGAAACAAATTTTACTCAAGGACATACTAGAAGTATATATAATATACCTGAAGCAATAGAAGAATACAAATGGGAAAAGTTAGAAGAAATTGATAAAGTGTTAGATCAGCAAACTTGGTACGATAAAAAGATATTTGAAATTTATTACTCAGGAGAAACACTAGACAGTCTAGCTAGTAAGACAGGTATAAGTAGAAACAGTTTATTTACTACAATAGATAAAGTAAGAGAGATACTTAAAAAGGAATTGAATGAATAGATTTTTTGTACCTAATGAAATTTATAAAGATAGGATTACGATTTGTAAGTCTTGTGTTTATTATTTTAAACCTACAGGGAATTGTAAAATTTGTACCTGTTTTATGAAAGTGAAGGCAAGAATTGCTACTCAACATTGTCCTCAGAAGTATTGGGATAAAACAACAGAAGTAGAAACTCCTGAAAGTTTACCTCAAGAAATAGTAGATGAAATTTTAGATATGTGGAAAGACTTAAAAACAGGTAGGGCAAAAGACCAAGCAGCTAAAAAGAGAATGATTGAAACATATAACACAATATACAATACTAACTACAGTCCTAGAACGAATTGTGGCTCTTGTATTTCAACTTGCTTTGATGGAATAAAAAAACTATATAAAGAATATGCTAAGGGCTAAA